CGTCATCGACGAAGCCGGCCAAGCCCCACCCCCTCCAGCGAAGGAGGTCAGCGTGACACTGACTGCCACCGACGTCGCCAACATCGTCACCGTCAACGAGGCTCGCGCTTCGCAAGGGCTCGGGCCGTTGCTGCTCGCCAACGGGGAGCCCGACCCGGACGGCAACCTCATGGTCAGCGAGTTCAAGGCGAAGCGAGCCGCCATGATTGCGATGGTGGCAGGGGCCGAGCAGGGGCAAGCCCCCGGCGAGGAGCCACCCCCCGACCAAGGTGGGTTCGGGGGAGGCTTCGGAGGCTAACCCATGGCCGGCCCCAAGCGGCCCACCAGAGGCTCGGCAGGCTCCCCGGCCCCCCAACCCCCGGCCAAGCCTGCCAAGCCTCCTAGCCCCCGAACACGAGCCGGCAAGCCGGCGAAGCCGGGAGGGGTGGCAACCCCTGCCACGGTTCGCACGGAGCAAGCCAAGGAGCGTGTCATTCGGGCGACCATCCTCAATCGCCAGCAAGCGTTCAACTATGCCAACCAAGTCGGGGCCGACCGGGTGGTCAGTGTGCTCCGCCGTGCCATGGCCGACTTGGAGCTACGCCTCGCCACGGTCCCGCGCTCGCTCATCGTGGAGGGGGCATTCACCCCGACTGCCATGCGGGCGACAATGCATCAGATCGAAGACCTCATTGCCGAGCTTGTGGTGCCAGGGGTGAGGGGCGCAGTCATCGACAGCAAGCGCGTCGCCGCTGCTCTGGGCAAGGTCGACGGGTTGCGCAACCTCGTCGAGATGGACACCCGCTTTGCTGGCATCGTCTCCACCGCACGGCTCGGCATCGCTTCCCAGCTTGACCCCTTCGGGAAGGGGCCGAACGCTTCAGTGCTCAGACGCCTTGCTACCGAGTACCCCAAGGAGGCTCCCGGCAAGGGCATCATGGAGCGCTATGGCATGGAGGTGATTGGCAAGTTTGAGGAGCGGCTCATGGTGGCAACCATCAGCGGCAAGCCGTGGACTGAGGTACGGGAAGACCTCGTTAGCGAGTCTCAGTGGTTGCAAGAGAGTCCGATGTTCTGGGCGCAACGCATCGTTCGCACCGAATGTTTCACGGGGGATTCAATCGTGTCGTCTGCGATGGTGCGGGCAGTCTATAGACGGTGGTATGAGGGAAAGATTGTGAAAGTCAGAACCCGCAATGGTCGCGAGTTCTCCGCAACCCCTAATCACCCGATGCTGACGGAACGAGGGTGGTTTGCGTCTCATCAACTCAAGGTGGGTGATAACCTGATCTGCCACCTCTGGGATAAGGACTCTAGTTCTACGAGAGATGAGTATGTAGCAAGAAGACCAGCCACGATGGCTGAGGTATTCAATACGGCGGCGACAATAGGGGTCATTGAACGGAGACGTGGAGGAGAGCCAGACTTCCACGGCGATGGGATGAATGGCGATATCGATATTGCGCGTCCCGCAAGGCTCTTGGAGGTTGGTGGATTCTCCCCTATTACGGAGCCATTGTGCCACGATGTCTTCGCCCCAACCGATAAGTCTGCTCTTGCTTTCTGCCCCTCGTGTGGTGGATTGCTCCCTGTCGATAAGACTTCTCACTTGTGCGGGGCTTCTGAGTTCAACGCCATTGCGTTCGAGTCTTGCGGCGATGGCTCTATTGGAAACTCCCAAGTCGGAAGCAATGTGGCTCAGTGGTTCCCCGGAATTGTATCGAGTTACTATAACTCGCTCATCGAGGGGAATGGTTCTGGGGTGACCAATGACAGTGAAGCGGTTGATTGCGGCTTCACTTCTGGTTCGCAAGAGCCCCTCGGCAATGAGAGTCTTTCTGAGACGGAATCTGCCGATGCCACATCGAAGGGAAGCAGAGTCGAGACTTGCGCCTTGGATGTAGAGTTGGATTGCATTGTCGAGATCGTCATTGAGGAGTTTGCGGGTCATATTTACAACCTTACAACCCCGCACGGGTACTATGCAATCAATGGTATCTATACGGGCAATTGCATGGGGGCATACAACCGCAGCATCCTTGAGAACGGAGAAGAGGCCAACGACATCGTGGGCGGCGACATGGTGAAGATTCTGGTGGCAGGCTTCGACGACAGGACGGGGTGGGACAGCTATCAGGTCCACGGACAGATACGTAGGCTCGACGAGCCCTTTGAGTGGGTGACGAAGAACGGAGAGACTATCGCCTACATGACTCCCCCCAACCGGCCCAACGACCGCGAGGTGGTAGTCTTCCACCGCGTTGCTTGGGAGATACCGGAGGAGCTTCGGCCCGTGCCCGATGACGTGTACGAGGCGCGGTTTGCGGAGCAGAACAAGAAGGGCAGTCCACCCGAGCGCCCGAAGATGACCACGGTTCCGCTTGAGTTGTTTGGCAAGGAGAGCGCGTGACACCGCAACACGTATTGCGGTGGAGTTGAACCAACCCTCACACCCTGATAGGCTTGCACCATGGCGAAGAAGGAAGAAGGCTATATGGGCTTCGAGAAGCTCAAGGAGAGCCTCAAAGAAAAGGGCCACGACGAGGACAGCGCGAAGGCACTCGCCGCTTGGATTGGGCGAAAGAAGTATGGGGCCAGTCAGTTCGCGCAGATGGCTCAAGCCGGGAAGAAGGGGTGAGTCCCATGCCGTTCAAGAACATGCAAGAACCCAACGTCACCAACGGTCCCGTCGACACCACTGAGGGCCGCGATGGATACGGTAGCGAGTTCGACATGATGGAGGAGCAACTCGACTACCAGCAGAGCGACCCGAACTGGCGAGCGGACGAGAAGGGGAGGCCGACCAGTGAGCCAATCGCCTACGAGGATGTCGGAGGACGAAAGTCCTTCAAGCTCAATCAGTGAACCTCTCCGCAAGTGGCTCCTCCGTAGTCGCTCCAACGCTACAGCGTTGTTCCGCAGGTTGGGCCAGGAAGCCAAGACACCGCTTGACGCCTATGAGCACTTGAGACGCCGCTTGACGGGAGAGGAACCGGGAGGCACTATCTCGAAACGTGTAGTCACTCAACTCGAACGTAGCGAACGCGCGTACAAGGGATGGGAGACGCGGTGGAGCAAGGAGCAGAATGATGGAGAACGAACGCAAGCAGATGAACGACCCGAAGGATGACGTCAACCCCAAGTTCGTTCCCGAGGGCGGGGATTGCTTGGCAGAGGTGCTCGACGACATGACCAAGAAGGAGAACGATCCGAGTGAGGATGTCGTCGGCAGTCTCCAGAACACGCATGTTCCCTTCAAGGTGAAGTGAGGTCGAAGCCATGGGCCAGACGCGACTCGATGCCAGCCTGAGCGCTGGACCGCCGAATGCAGGGGAGTCGGTCTTCCCTGGCACGACTGCGAACATCCCTGTCAACCTCACTCCCAACCCCAAGAACTGGCAACACGCGACCGGCGTACTCACCCGCGTTGTGAACGTGGCGACTCCCGCGTGGCTCACCCTCGACGGGGTGGGCGCGACTGCCACCATCAGCGAGTGCGGCTTGCTCTACTTCCGGTCGAGTGCGCCCCTCAATCTGCGCATCACCCAGACGGTTGCCGGGGTGGGCTCCGTCGTAACCGAACACCGAGTCTATGGCTTGTTCATCTGGGAGCCCCCGGAGAGCGAGCCCCTCACTCTGCTTGAAGTCCAAGGCAACGGAACAATCGAATACTTCGCTCAGGGCCAGCGCTGACACCCTCCCTGACCAAGTGCTCAAAGAGAGGATAGTCCAATGACCGAGAAGCTCCGCGATTCACTCAACCGCTCGGACCCCAACGTGGCCCACGACATCTTCCGCACCCTCAAGTTCGGCAACGTGCTGACCGGGTTGCGTCGGGTGGTTCGGGGGCAGAACGCGGTGACGGGCGACACCATCGTTCTCCCCAACATGGCGAAGGCCGAGCGCGTGCTCGGTGCCTACGCACGAGCCGGCGCAGGAACCCCCGGCCCCCTCGTCGTCAGTGCGACCCCGGCGACCCCCGGAGTGGGCGAGGTGGGGTGGAGCGCGACGGGCGACATCCTCTTCAATGCAGCGGACGACTGGACCAACGTCGATGTCGAGTACGAGCCGGTCGTCAATGTGGATGAGTTGGAGTTGGATGGTTTCCCCGTCGTGGCCGACACTCTCACCCTCCCGCCGACTGCCGTGCAAGCCGTGATGCTCCTGCTCGTCACGGGGTATACCGCGCTCGGCGTGGCGACGCAGAAGACCGTGCTCGCCGCCGGAAGCGTCCCCGGAGCGGGTGAGTGTGCGCTCGATGCGGCGAAGGCAACCATCGCGTTCAACGCGGCGGATGCCGTGGTGCGCGCCGACGTGACCCTGCTCAAGTCCGGTGTCGACATCGGAGTTCCGTTGGAGGCACTGAGCACGTTCATCTGATCGAACTACGACCTAGCGGTAGCCTCACGCCCACGAGGGCGGGTAGAGAGAGTGAGGTAGAGGGGGAGGTGGTTCACCCCCTCGTGTTTGCACCGCAATACGTGTTGCGGTGCATTGCCGCGTTAGGGAGGCCAGCATGCCGCCAGCAGAAGACGACACCACAATCAACCAAGACCAGAACCAAGAACCGAAGGGGGCAGAGGGCACCCCGGAGCCGAAGCCGAATGAGGCCGATGCCGGGGCAGCAAAGGGGGCAGACGGTGACGCCGCAGACGGCAAGGGCAAAGAGCCCAAGCCCGATGGCGACGCGGATGACGCCAAGCCCGAGACGCGCAAAGCGGCAGACGGCGATGACGTCGATGTCGACGACAAGGGCTCAGTCACCATGCCGTTCTCCGCGTTCCAGAGGCGGCTCACCCGTGCTGCGAACCAAGCAACTCGCAGCGCACTCAAGGACATCTTCGGCACTGACGATGCCTCGCAGATCAAGAAGATGGTCAAGCAAGGCAAAGAGGCGCAAGCCTCCCTCGACAAGACCCGGCGAGAGCAGATGACCGAGGTCGAGAAGCTCAAGGAGGACAACGAGCGACTGAGGGCGAGGGCGGAGGAAGCCGAGAGCAAGCTCTCCACGTATGAGGAAGACCAGCTTGCCGAGAAGGGTGAGAAGGTCGTCGCCGGCATTGCCGGCAAGTTCATCAGCGGGGACTACGTGGAAGACGCGGTCGCTTCGTATCAGCGTCACTTGGCGAAACTGAGCAATGACGAGTTGGGGCAACTCGACGCCAAGGACATCGAGGAGTGGTTCAAGGAGTACGCTTCTCGCAAGCCGGCTCTGGCACGCAAGCCGGGGGAGCGGCGCAAGGTGCAAGAGCCGGCAAGCAACGGCCCCGACCCTGCCAAGAAGCCCGAGCCTGCGAAGCCGGGGAGCAATACCAGCAAGACCCCCCGGCCCAACCAACAGAACAGCATGACGAAGCAGGAGTGGGAGGAGTACAAGCGTCAACGCGGCTTGAACTTCTGACACCTTCCTTGCACAACCCCCTTGACCGCTCATTCCGAGCGGGAGTATCTTATCCGCTACGCCTGAAACCCTTTCCCTCCTACGCTCACGACGGCGGTCAATAGTCGGCACTCTGGGGAAGACGGCAATCAACCGTTCAGTCTCTTGGAGGAAACACCATGCCACTCGTCGTCGGAATCCCGCCCGTCATTCTCAATCTCATTCAGGAAGGTGTCTTGGAGCGAGCATTCCACGACGCCTTGTACCCCAAGCTCCAGTTCCGCGCGGAGGCGCTCGCGGAGGAATGGCCGGCGAACATCGGCACTGAGATGTTCATGACCCGACCCGGACTCCTCACTCCGGTGACGGAACCTCTCCCGGTCGGCACCGATCCCGTTCCGCAGCAACTCAGCTACGAGCAATGGAGTGCAAGCCTGAAGCGCTACAGCGGGACCATCGACACTCACATGCCGACGAGCGTGGTGTCGAACGCCAACCTCTTCCTCAGCAACATCAATCAGCTTGGGCTCCAAGCGGGTCAGTCGGTCAACCGGCTCCCGCGCAATGCCCTGTTCAAGTCGTACCTGAGCGGGCAGACGCTCACGACGGCGGCAATCGCTGCGGTGGATACGCAGATCCAGGTCGCCTCGTGCAACGGCTTCTTCGACGTCATTCTGCTCGGCACGAACGCGCGCCCCGAGCCCGTGTCTCCGACTCGCCCGTTGCCCATCACCATCGGTGTCGGTGGCGGAGCCGTCCAGGTCAACGTCATTGGCGTTGCCCCCGTGGATGCGTCTGACCCCTATGGGCCGGGGACTCTGTTCCTCGATGCGGCGGTCGGCGCAGTCTTCCCCCCGCGTACGCCGGTTCGCAGTGCCTACGCTCCTCGCGTGGTCAGGGCGGGAGGTGGCGCGAGCATCGACGCCATCACCGGAGCGGACATCTTCACGTTCCAACTCATCATCAATGCCATGTCCATCCTGCGGTCGAACAACGTTCCTCCGCACTCCGACGGCTTCTACCATTGCCACATGAGTCCGCTGTCGAACGCGCAGATCTTCAGCGACGTTGCGTGGCAGCGAGTCCACACCGGAACCCCGGATCACATCCGGTACAAGGAGGGGTGGATCGGGCAGATCGCGCGCAACGCGTTCTTCGAGAACAACGAGATTCCGAACCAGTCCAACTCGGGAGCACTGACACCGACCGGCGCGAATGCTCAGTACGCTCGCGGCATCGGCGGCGAAGTGGTCAATGAAGGTGGCGTGGAGATCGGGCGTCTCATCATGACCGGCAAGGGCTCCATCTACGAGAAGTATCTCGACGAGATGAAGTACGTGACCGAGGCGGGAATGCAGGGCAAGGTCGGCGAGTTCGACGTGGTGCAGAACGGCATCCAGGTCGGCACCGAGCGCATCCGTCTCTACCTCCGTTCTCCGCAGGACCGACTCGGCGACATCGTGTCCTCGACGTGGAGCATCTCGACGGACTTCCCCGTGCCGTCCGACATCAGCGGCGGAAGTGGCCCCGAGCGCTACAAGAGAGCCGTAGTCATCGAGCATGCCCTATAATGCTCGATGAGTTTACATCGGCGACAATGCGGTGTAGACTCTGTGCATGCGTAGGCTAATCTCTCATCCAACTCCTCAGTCCTCACCAACCGATCTCACCAACCGACGATTCGGGAAGCTCACCGCTATCACACTGAGTGGTAGTCGGCAGGGGCGAAGTCTATGTTGGGTGTGTGAGTGTGATTGTGGAAGACGAATCGAAGTTCCGGCCAACAGACTGAGGGCGATGCGAACATGGCATTGTGGCTGTCAGGGGCATGGCAGACATGGCATGGTAGGAACCAAAGTCTACCGCGCATGGCAGGCTATGAAGGAGCGATGCCACAATCCCAATCACGCGGAGTTCCACAATTACGGAGGCAGGGGAATCAAGGTGTGTGACGAATGGCGCGATGACTTTCTCGCGTTCTATGAACACATAGGAGATCCCCCAACTGATAAGCACACTATCGACCGCATTGACTTCGACGGTGACTATGAGCCTGACAACATGCGATGGGCAACACCCAAGGAGCAGGCGAGGAACCAACGAAGCAATCGACTCGTGGTCTACAAGGGGCAGAGTCGATGTGTGAATGAATGGGCAGAGATTCTAGGCATCAAACCAATTACACTCTACTTCAGGTTGAGGAATGGATGGTCTGTGGAGCGAGCGTTTGAGGAGCCTGTTCAATCAAGACGTATACGTTCTCAATCGCTAGCCCTTGCCGCAATACGTGTTGCGGTGATAGGCTAGCTTCGCAGCAGCATAACCACACTGGCAAGGAGGCCACGAATGGCACGCAACACGATTCAGCACGAGCACACTCCCCCCGAGGGAGGCAAGGTCGAGACGGGTGGGGTTCCCATCACTGGGCTCGACTCCGTACCCGAGGGGCAGATTCCGTCCGAGGCTCCGGTGATGCGGGCGAGTGTCGCCAAGTCCAACCCCAAGGTCAAAGACGTTCCACCCCCCAAGCGCTACATCGTAGTCAAGCAAGCGGCAGTCCTGCTCGACGGCTCCCGCTCGACGTTGCCCGAAGGCAAGGTGCTCGATAGTCTCAACTATGACATCGACCACCTCAAGCGCTTGGGGGTCAAGCTCCAACCCTACACTGAGGAGTAAGCTCCATGGCATTCACTGACGCCGACAAGGCGAAGATCCGTCACCACATGGGCTATCTCAATGTCAGTGAGGTGCAGACCTTCGCGCTCGGCGTCCCCGCCGCGTTGGAGACTCAGTATCTCATTGAAGGTGCGATGAACCGCGTGCTCGCGGCGGCAGAGGTGCAAGCCAAGAACATCGTCGCCAAGATGGATATCATCGAGGAGCAGATGACTGCGGACTTGGAGTTGCTCGCAGTCACCAAGGTGGCGGAGATTGAGATTGACCCCAAGGAGATGCCGAAGCTCCGCCGTGAATACCGCTTCTGGCAACGCACCCTCGGGAACCTTCTCGGTATCCCGCCCAACCCCTACGACCAGCGCTTCACGAACTCCCTCAGTGTCCCCGTTCAGCACTAGCCTTCACACCTCGCCCGCTACGCGGTAGTCTACAGACATGCCGCGACCGAAAGCCCTCAGTCCCGATGAAGCCAAGCGCACTCTGGTCCACCGCTTTGGACCACGGGTCAATCGGCTGCGACAGATTGCCGTGCGCTTCGGCTTGCGCCCCTATCGCGTCTGGCTCGTTTGGTTCCAGTGGACTGGCGAGCAGATTGGCGAAGGTGAGAGACAAGAGGTCAAGCGCGAGGAGATTCTCCCCACCCCCGAACTCACCCTCAATACCCGCTTCCAATGGCTCAATGTCGGGCGCGTCGAAGACGGTCAGTTCTTGCTCCGCAAGGTGGACCCCACCTTGGGTGAAGCGTTGCTCGCCGGCAGACTCTACCCCGGCTTGGTCACTGGCTCGCCTTGCCCCGCAGAGGGTGGCCTCCCTACGAGCTTCCTGTTCCTGGTCAAAGAGGACGGCAGGAGTGGCCCCGATGTGGTGGAGCGCTGGTTCACGCTGTCGAGCATGCCATACCGCAAGGCCGGACTCCTCGATTGGGACATCCAACTAACGCAAGTGATGCATCAATGACGACCATCAAGATTGACCGCTTGTCTGCCGCGTTCGGGCGCATGTTCGAGTCGTACCGTGCGGCTCAGAAGCGCGGGTTGCTCAACGCGGCAATCAAGGGGCAGTCGTGGATCGTCACCAAGATACTCCCGAGCATTGAGCCCTATCCACCGTTCGACATGGGGGCATTCAGGGCGGGTTGGAACTTCAAAGCAACCGAGGACGGGGCAATCATCTTCAACCCTGTTCCCCATGCTCCGTTCATCAACTTCGGTGTCCCCAAGCCGAGAGTGTCTGGGAGGCACCTTGTCGAATGGGTCATTCGGAAGAACATCGCAGACTCGAAGAATGCCCCGCGCGTTGCGTGGTTGATTGCACGCAAGATCAATGCAAGGGGTCTGTTCACTGACCCTCAATTCCGAATCACCCAGAGGGTGGTTGACGAGTTCCTGGTCAAAGAGGTTGCGGCTCAGATTGTTGCCGAGTTGCAGAAGGTGGGGTGGAAGCCGTGAGTCACTACTCGTTTGAAGGGTTGGTGAAGGGCATTGCCTGGAATGAGGTATGGCCCCCTCAACAACCCCCCGGCCTCAAGGACTTTGCTGCTCGCGACTACGCGCTAGAGCGCTTGTTCGACTACCTCGCAACGGTCGTCTGGAGGCACACTGGCCGGGACCGGGATGGTGAACCCGTCGAGTTCCAGATTGAGCGTTGCCGGATGTTCGTCGAGCAACCAGAGGGTGACATCAAGCTCAAGTTCCCGGCCATTGCCGTGCTCCCGAATAACAATGCACCGGAGTCAGAGTGGCTCGGTTCCCCAATCATTGTCGATGACGGGAGGGCCGGCATCGAGCCGAGCAAGTATGACCGCTTCGGAGAGCAGACTGTGCTCGTGTGTGCGGCGGAGTTGAGCGAGGATGTCATTCTCGATATGTGGTTTGAGACTCGCGCCCAACGCAGAGCGGTGCAAGCCGGCATGGAGGGGCCAGTAATGACCACGAACCAGGGGCCGCTCTATCTCACTCTGCCGGGGTACTATGACCGCATCGCGTGCTTCACCTACATGGGGTCGCGCCGCTTCGATGGAGACTTCGCGGTCAAGAACCGGCGCGAGTTGCAGGTCACTCTCAACCTGCGAGTGGAGTGCGTGTTCCCCGTCCTGGCGAGGGACTTCGATCCTCGCCTTCTCATGGAGACTGAGTGATACCGCAACACGTATTGCGGCAGGGTTAGACAACCACAGACGCTAGAGGTATTCTGCCCCTCGCGACCCCGGAGGATTACAATGTCCGTCTACATTCGACGCTTCACGGAAGATCCAGGGCTCGAAGTCTTGCTCGACATCGAGTCCGTCAACATCATTGACCTGGAGCCTCCCGAGGCGTTCGCAGGCATCGGCACGGGGACTGCCATCCTTGTCGCAGAGTTCGAGGATGGCCCCTACAACGAAGTCACTGAGGTGTTCGGTCCCTCCGACCTCGTGCAGACGTTCGGTGAGTTCGGCTACACCTACGACGGCGTGAAGGGGAACAACCCGTGCGCCAGAAGCCGCAAGGCCGACGCGGCAATCACCCCCGAGTATTGGAACGGCAACGGCTTCGTCCATCTCAATGGCAAGAAGTTCCGCCGTCTCATTCTCGTGCGCGTCGACACGAGTGTCGGCTACGTGGCATTCACCCGGCTCGCCGCACTCACTGGTCTGTTCAAGCCGACGTATGACCTGGAGCCGGGGCAGATTCTCACCGTCCAGACCGACCTCGTTGCCGCAACCAACGTCACCTTCTTGGCGACGGCGGCAACGGTGACGGGTGTCGGTGGGGTATTCGCTGGAGTGGTTGCGGGCGACTACATCGACCTCGCGTACGATGGGAACCCGACCGTACGCGTCACTTTCCAAGCCGGCGACAACAGCATTGCCGGGGTGGTCGCGCGTATCAATCTCGCGTTCGGATTCACCTTCGCAGCGGACAGCGGTGGAGAGCTTCAGTTGACTGGCCGGCGACGTGGCAACGCGGGCGAGGTCAGCATCGTCGGAGGCTCTGGCACCATCGTGACCACGTTCGGTCATGTGGTCGGCGTCAACGGGGGTGGCGGCAACGTCGATGACATTGACGCGGTGACGGTTGCCGAGGTCAATTCGTTGGTCGCAGCGGCAGTCCCCACCCTTGCGGTCATGCGGGACTACGACCAGAACATCGTCATCTACAACACCACGACAACCGGGGTGGCAGAGGTGGAGGTGGTCAGTGCTACGACTACCGCTCTCGACTTCGGCTTCCCGCTCGACACGACTGGCGAGCAAGCGACTGCCGACGAGGACGTGAACATCCCCGCCGGAACACGCGTTCGCAACGCGGGAGCAACGGAGTGGGTGACTACCGAGTCCATCGTGGCGAGTGCCACCGAGTACGATGGGTGGACTGCCAAGGTGCGTCACGCCCTCGACGACGGCACGGGGGTCGCTGCTCCGGTCGGCACGGTCAACGTCATTCCGTTCCCCGTTGCCGGCGCAATCTTCGCAGTCACCAACCCACTCCCCCTCAGTGCGGCGAAGACTGAGTTGGAGATTGACGCGGCGTACTATGCCGCAATCCAAACCACGCTCGACCTCAACACGGTTGCGCGTGAAGCGAACTTCATCTGGGCCGCACGGCAGTCCAACATCTGCCGGCGAGGCGTACGCGAGAATGCGATTCTCGCCAGCGAGCGTGGATGCTTCGGGCGGATGTGCGCCATCCGGCCCCCCATCGGAACGACTCGTGCAGTCGCCAAGGGCAACGCTGAGCCGGGGATTGGCGCATACCGTCACGACCGAGTGATGTATACCTTCCCCGGCGTGTCGACCTACGTCCCCGCCATCGCTCTCAAGGGGACTGCGGGAGGGGCCGGCTTCACCGCGAACGGCGTGGTCAACCAAGGAGCAGACGGCTTCGCGGTGAGTGTCTGTTGCCGGCTCCCGAGCGAGGAGAACCCCGGCCAACTGACGACCTTCATGGACGCGGTGCAAGGGTTGGAGTCCGGTGCCGAGTACGTCGGGTGGACCATCGACGACTACAAGGCATTCAAGAAGAAGGGAATCATGGCCCCTCGCATGGACGACGGGGTGGCAATCTTCCAGTCCGGCGTGACCAGTGTGGACCCCTCAGTCTACCCGGCCAAGGTGCGCGTCAGTCGCCGCCGCATGGCCGATGAGATTCAGGACTCGTTGGCGAAGATCAGCAAGGGTTACGGCAAGCGACTGAGCAGCAAGCAACGTCGCCAGCAATTCGTGCTGGACTGCAAAGCATTCATGGAGTCGTTGCTGTCGCCCAACGACCCCACGAAGCAGCGAATCGACTCGTACTCGATTGACCCCAAGAGCGGCAACACCACAACGAGCCTTGCGGCGGGAGCGTACTATGTCTTCGTGAAGGCGAAGACGTATCCGTCACTCGACGCCATCGTGCTCCAGACCGAGATCGGTGAGAACGTCACCATCAGTGAGGTGTGACATGGCGGGTATTGCCGACCAACTGAAATTCTGGGCCAAGGGCCGCAAGCCCCCGGCCAAGGGCAAGCCCCCCATGGGGGCCGATGAGGATGAGGGCGAGATGCCCCCCAAGGGCCGCAAGGCGGAGCCCGAGGGTGAGCCCCCTGCCGCTACCACCCCCGAGGGTGGGCGAGCCTCTGGTGAGGCGACCAAGGGGCCGCAACCCCCGTTCGCCAAGGAGACGACCCCCGGCAACCCCGGCATGGGTGGCAAGGACAAGCCCGAGCCCAAGAACCCGATTGAGGCGTTCGCCAAGAAGGCGAAGAAAGAGGGTGGCAAGCTCCCTCCCTTCGGGGGCAAGAAGGCTCCACCGTTCACGAAGGAAGACGGAGGCTGACCCATGGCACTAGTCGTCGCCAAGCTCGGAGAGAATCCGGTTCAGCCGGCGACGGCTCACCTTCGTTCCGTCTGGGAGTTCATGGTAGCGGCGGAGGTTGTTGTTCTGTTCATTACGGGTTGCCCATCGGCAATTCTCAGGGCAATAGTCTCCGTCGTTATCAATGCGGTCGATACTGTGCTTCGAGCTTGGGCGTCTCCCCATGTCCTCAAGGAATGTCTCGTAGGACTCCCACCGTTCACAGACGCGGATTCCCCTTGCTCCGTAGTATTGAAACATGCGGTGCGATGGGTTGGAGCAACGAGACTTCATGTTCCCCCATGCTCGATACTCGGGAGTCTCTTTCCCGTTGGAACCTTCGCCGTGTTTAGTAGAGTCAACTCCTCGTTTGATTCCAAGTTCGCGACGAAGGCACCCACACGATTTGGTTCTACTGCTCACAAGGAGTTCGCCTCTGACTACTTTGGTTGTTCCGCAATCACATCGGCATACCCAAGCGGAGTGACCCTTGCTAGAGGCATCTCTCTCAATAACAGTGAGTCTCCCGAATCGTTGGTTGACAAGATCGTAGGCTTTCATAGGGTGGAAGTAACACTCTAAAGGAACAAGGTCAAGACATGGCGCTCAGGCTGAAGGGTCAGGAAGTTGAAATTCGCATCAGCAAGGCGGGAGTCCTTCTCGACACCATCACCAAGGTTACGAACTTTGAGTTCGAGGCCAAGGTGGAGATGAGCGAGGAGGGCTTCCTCGGTGCGACCACGAATGAGTACGACGAGATCTACAACGGATGCTCGTTCAACTTCGAGGTCCACTTGGATACCCCGGACTGGCTCGACTTCCAGCAGAACGTCATCGACAAGGCACGGCGCGTGACTCCCGATGTCCAGTTCAGCATCAGTGCGGTTCTGTTCTGGCCGGCAGGGGCAACGAAAGCGGTGCTCATTCCCGACGCTCACTTCGGCGCGTTGCCCATCAGTGTCGGTGGGCGAGCCGACTTCGTGACTGCGAAGTGCGAGGGAGGAGCATCGGAGTTCACGCTTCAAGACCTGTAAGGGCACCCCGCGTTCGCGGCAATTGTGGCCCTCCCTTGTGCGGTATCCGGCTCGGCTAGGTGTCGGTCGTGACGGTGGCCTCCAACCCCGCGCAAGTAAGAGGGCCACCCTTTCATTGGAGGCCGGAAGGAGACAACACCATGGCACACAAGCAAGACAAGCAATCAGACTCCACCGCAACACGTATTGCGGCGGACCCCTCCCAACTCATCAGCACGGGGGCAACCGAGATCCCACTCGACGAAGCCCTCAGTTCCGATGATTCGGCAATGCCAGACAAGTCCAGCATTGCCGCCGCGATGCAAGCGCTCGCTGATACCCCCGCACCGAAGTCGATGCGTGACGTGGAGGAAGCGGACGCCATCCCACCATGGGCCACTATCCCACCGAACTTCAATCCTCCCAAGGGAGTGCAAGTCATCTTCATGCTGTTCAAAGCCGAGTGGACTGCCAACCCCCGCAAGGGCAATCGGCAAGCCATCGCATGGCCGGTCACAGTCATGGAGGAGAAGAACGCACTCAGTCGCGCTCGTGGCGACGTACTCCGCAGCATCGACGAACTCAGCAAGGCGATGGTCAAGTACATCGACGGGGTTCCGGTTGACTGGACCGGGGCCAACCGCGAGGGCAACATTGACCAATGGTGGAATGAGGTCGGCCCCAAGTGTCGCAACATTCTGCACCGCATCTACACACAGACGCACAACCTGAGTGATGACGAGCATGCCGATTTTTTCGAGAACTGCATCGCTGTCAGAACGGTGGGCTGAGTGAGTATGCGGATGTTCGTCAGAAGCAACTGACCAAGCTGGGAGTCGACTTCGACCCTCACTTGCGCTCAGTCCGCTACATCCTGTCCGAGATTGACCCTGCGGAAGTGCTCCGTTGGCGTTCTCGGCAGAAGATGGAGCTAGGTCGCTATGGGCGGCAATCCGTTCTGCAATGGGACGCGGTTCCGCTGCTAGAGTTCCTGCGGTATCATAGCGACCTAGTGAAACTCATCGACAACGAAAACACCCGCTCAGGCGGCACGATGCCAGGGGAAGACTGATGGCGGATACAGCCGAGGTCCAGGTCAAGCTAACGCTCGACGACGCTGCGTCCAAGGTGGCTGACACCATCAAGGGCAAGTTCGGTCAGCTTGGCAAAGCAGCCGACAAGATAAAGTCGGAGTTCATGTCGGTGGCGAAGGGGGCATTGACTACCGCCATCGGTGTCAATCTCGCTCCCGGCTTGCAAGGCATTGTCGGCGCGTTCAAGGGCATGGTCGACAACGCGGTGAACGTCCAGGGGCGGATGCGCGCGATTGCGAGCTACTTCGTCTCGGGCGCGGACATGGCATGGGACCAGGCGATGGACCGCGCCAACCGCATTGACGCTTCGCTCTACAAGGCGTCAATCGCAATCGGGCAGAACATCGACGACGCGAGGCGCGCGTTCCAGAACCTCGCGACCCAGACTGACGGCACGGTTGAGGGGATTGAAGCGGCGGCGAAGACCACTGAGAAGCTACTCATGTTCGCGGACATCACCGGAACAAGCGTCAGCACGATTGCCGACGAGTGGGCGATGATGGAACGCGGCATGGTCCGCACTCGTGGGCAGATGTTCAAGATGCTATTCAGCACGGGCATCTTCGGGAAGAACATCCGCGAGGCGTCGAGCTACTGGTCAAAGCTCACTGACGAGCAGCGCTCCGCCGCAATGTCGAAGGCGCTCGGCACCATCTATGACCGCTTCAGCAAAGCACCGCAGACCATGGGCTCGGTGCTCAGTGCGTTCGATGACATCAAGCAACGGTTGCTCGACGTGGTGGGGATGAATGTCATTGGCGTGCTGACTGCCAAGTTCGACAACCTGCTCAAAGCCATTGAGGGCAAGCGTCCTCAGTTGGAAGCAATCGCGGCCCGGTTCGGGAAGTTCCTTGGGACTCAGATCGAGGGAGCCCTCAATTGGGCCGGGGAGAAGCTCACTTGGCTTGAGGACCATTGGGATGACGTGGTGAAGGGGGCAGAGGAAGGGGCCAAGGCAATCCTCAAAGCGGTGAAGTTCATTGTCGAGAACAAGGAACTCATCCTCATGGCATACGGGCTCAATGTCATGGCTCCTTCGATTCAGTTGGGCATTCAAGCAGCGGGGGCATTGAAGCCCATGCTCATCGGTCTGAAGGCACTCAGTTTCACTTCACTCCCTGCGTTCACTACCAGTGTGACAGCGGCGGCAGGGAGTGCCGCGACTCTTGCGCTTCAGTTCGCCGCTGTCGCAGCGGCGGCTCTTGCCATCTATGCCGCGTTCGATCAGTACAAGAAGCTCCAGAGTGAGGGTGGCTTCCGGCAGGCATGGCAAGAGGCGCGCTACGGACCAGGAATGCACTATAGCGAAGCCGACATCGAGGCTACGCGTAAGAGCATCCAAGAGCAGCAAACGGCGGGAGGTGTCGAGTCCGCAGCGGCAATCATACAGCAGAAGCAGGAGAGCCTCGCTGCAATGAAGGCGAAGGCTCAGGCCAAGTTCGGCGCATCGGCTCCAGAGCATTACGAGGCAATGGGCATCACTGCGATGGAGAACATGCTCGCCAAGTTCGAGAAGACCATGCCGACCGCCGCGAATGTGGCGTTCGCCGCTACCGTTCAGACGCAGAGCGAGTTGATTGCCGCGTACAATCAAGCCGTCAAGACTGGCGATGACGCGATGGCGAACTACCTCGCAAACCTCGCCGGCAAGAGTGAGAGTCTGGCGTACGGGTTGAACGATTCCTCGGTGCAGATTGAGGGTGGTTTTGACGGCTTCATCAACCGGCTCGGCACCACGACTCGCACCTTCGTGGAGAAGCTCAACAATATGTACTCCGAGCAGCATCCACAGAACGTGAAGCCCAAAGAGGCGGCAACCAAGTCCCCCGCTATCCACATGAGCGGGGGGCAGACGTTCAATATCAAACAGGAGTTCCGCGAGGCAGACCCGGACAGGATTGCCTTGTTCTTCCGGCGCGACCTCGTGCGTGCCGCAACGTCTCGCACTCGCTCGCGGGTGAGGACGCCATTCGGGGCATGACACCGCAACACGTATTGCGGTGAGTGAGGCATAGCATGGCCGAGCAGAGCAGCATCAGCGTCGACTACGAGACTGAGGCGAGCCGCATTGAGCGGCAAACCAACGTCATGACCATCACTGAGCTTGAGGGCAAGAAGCGCGTCATCACCCTCAGTACCTCAAGCATGCCGAAGCGAGGGGTGGCATGGGGCATGGAGCAACGCATTGCCACTCGCTGGCCGGCAGGAGCCCCCGAGGCTACTCAGCAACTCCTTGGCCCCAAGCAACAAGACACTCAGATGCAGGGCATCTGGCGGCGAACGTGGTTGGGGCGCAATCCGGTGCTCGTGGTCGAGAACGGTAGAGAGATTCGCGTGGTCTACCCCGCGACCATGCGTGACCTGTTCTACGACATACTCATTCAGGGGTCGCTCTTGCAGGTCACTTGGAAGTCAGTCACCCGCATGGGCCGGCTCAAGCTGTTCAATGCTCCCCACGACCGTGACACCGACATCGCGTGGGATGCCACGTTTGAGTGGATCAACTCGGGCACCCTGTTCCCCTATCGCCTTGTCAGCACGCGCGACCAAGGGGTCAAGTCTGAGGTGCAAGGGCTCATCCTCATTAGCGAGACTCTGGTCGAGCTTGAGGCTACCGAGATCCCCGTCGACCTCCGCACCCCCCGGCCCAAGGGCACTCCGACATTGACGGTCGGGCAAGTGAGCGCCTTCTTGGACTCCCCCAAGAACCTCATTGACGGGGTGGGCCGCAACCTGCGCGAACTGACGAACAAGCTCAAGTCGGTGGCAGACCTTGCAACCAAGTTCAAGAACATGCCGGCAGAGATCAACGCCTCAATCCTTGCTACGGCAGAGAACATTGTGGCGACTTGCAATCAGTTCCACGACGAGTTCACCCGCGTCTCCCCGGAGCAGACTACCTACGACCGGAGGGTGGCGAGTCTGGTGCAGACTGCCTCGTACTATTCGACCGGAACGAAGCAGACTGAATACATGGCGCAGACTGCGGACCAACTGAGGGAGAAGGCGAAGCGGCGCAAGGCCGGGGGCAAGGTGCTCAATTCGCAATACCCCACTCAGGGGGACTTGCTCGCCCTCCACATCGTCAAGCAAGGCGACACCTTGGCTGGCATCAGTGCGAGGTACTATGGCACCCCTGACCACGCGCTCGACATCGCCAAGGTCAACGGGCTCACCTACCCTGTCGCCCCGGTCAGCACGGCAACCGGCAAGCCCACCATGGGGGGCAAGTCAATCCTCTCCATCCCGAGGGTGTGAGTCATGGCTGAGTTCCCTCACCAGACGTATTATCCCGCGTGCAAGGTGCGTCTCATTGTGCGCTTTGACGAGTTCAGTGACGAGCCGAGTGCGGTCCCGCCGAAGAAGCCTGCCACCATGCGCAAGGGGCAGAAGGACAAGGGGCAAGTGCTCGACTACATCATTGACCCCGATGCCCCCGAGGGGACCAAGCGCTATCGCCTAGCGGGCCGAGGACAGACTGAGGCGCAGGAAGCCAGCAAGGACAACCTCACCCACGTCATCGAGGGCATCATTCCGGTCAGTGCCACCTTGGAGAAGAACACTTACAAGGAGGCTGACACGCTGGAGCTTTCGCTCTCGTACCTCGACCTTCCCTTCGACCCGAGGACCGTGCGCTCGTGCGCTGTCGAGTTCTACCTTGGCACCATTGACGGTGACACTTGGCGGGAGTCGATGCGGCTCCAGGTCATTGCGGACTTGCCCGACGAGAGCGAGTATGGGACCAACCGTCAGTTCAAGGGGTGGGTCGATGATTGGCGGGTGAATTGGGGCAACGAGGAAGCGGCAACGGTGGAGTTGTCGTGCCGCGACAACACTGCTCTGTTCATTGACCAGGATGCTCCGCCTCAGATCAAGGTGGACCCCAAGGTGGGAATCGACGAGGCGATTGCAAAGTATCTGTCATGCTTCCCTCAGTACGAAGGTATCGCCGTTGAATACCGCCCTATCAACGAGGATGCGCCGGCCCTCAAAGACGTGATGCAGCGGAGTAGCCAACGCAACGGTGGAGTCGGCCCCGGCAAGGACAAGATGTCGGTGTGGGACTTCATCATCGACATCACTGGCATGGTGGGATGCGTGGCATTCATTGACGGGGAGACGGTGGTCATTCAGAAGCCTCGTACACTCTACGCCGATGGCTTCTCCCGGCTCGAAGACCCGTGGCGTGGCAGGGTGGCCGACAACATCCCAATGAACAACCGGACGATGATATACGGGAGGAACCTCACCGAGTTCAGCGTCAGTCGGCGTTACAACGAGAAGGCACCACGCAACATCGAAGTCCGGTGCTACTTGCCAGAGCGCAAGAAGACCATCGTGGTCAGGTTCCCCGGCGTCAAGAGCAGGGTGCAACCGGGGGAGTCTGCCGACAACACCATAACGGTTTTCCGGGTGTCAGGGGTGCAAACGAAGGAGGCATTGCAGGTCATAGCCCAAGGCATCTATGAGGACATCAGTCGGCAGGAGATTGAGGTGTCCATGAAGACACCCAACATCGCCAGCTTCGGCGGCGACAACACTGAGCCCGACTTGCTCTACCTTCAGGCCGGCGACCCGATTGAGGTGTACTTCGCCAAGGACGATTCGGGCGATCCCGTCACGTTGCCTGCCACTCAGTCTCAGGTCGAGGACGCGCTACTGACAAGCGACAAGACCTTCGACTACCTTCAGTCGTTGGGCTATGACCCAGACATCGCTGCGGCCTATGCGGAGGCGTACACGAACGCGGGATACCAGACTGCGTTCCGCACCTTCAAGGTGACGTACGACTGGACTGACGAGGACGGAGTGACCATCTCAATCGACGCCATCAACTACATTGAAGTCCGGTACGACAAGGCTCTGCCGGATGGGCTCGAACCGGAGCCGACTGCGGAGTAACAATGGCACCCAAGAACAAGCGGCACGTCTTCGACCCGGCCTTGATTCAAGACATCATGACCGGAATCCCCGGTTCGGATGGGCGTATCTGGGTGTCATACGGCACGGTCGAACTCGACGAGAACCTTGAGGGGGAGGAGGACCGTGCTCTCACCTTCGATGAGGATGCCGGCCCACTCGTCGAGGTTCGATTGCAACCTTCCGACAAGGTGGTTACTTGCCGCGTCGCTACTCCGGTGTCGGGGGTGCTCCAGAGTCAATGGGTGCCACTCGTCGGAGGCGATGAGGTGGTTGTGGTGTTGCCCATGGGCCAGGAGCAGTCTCCCCCCGTGGTCATTGCGCGTCTCAACAACGCTCTCGACAAGTTCCCAGAGAAGGTCGCCGGCAAGGATGCGCGTCAGAACAACATCGCATTCACCCGCACACAGACCCCCACCATCATCGAGGCTGGAAGCCTCTACATGATACGCTCCGCGCAGACTGGCGCGCTCATTGGCATTGACGAGGAAGGCAACGTCACTGTCCGTGATGGCAACTCGACCGGATTCCAGTTCGGCCCGAGCGGCTTCGCGGTACAGGACGCCGATGGCACGGGGCAGATAACCCTCAACACTGAGGAGAGCTATGCGTCAATCTGGTGGCAGAGTACGGTGCTCAAGCTCGACGGCACCGACATCAACCTTGCGGCGAGCGGCAACGTGGCAATCGGCAGCGCTGGCAATACCCCCGTTCTGCACGGCATGGCGAGTGAGCAAGCCGTCAACCTCTTGGTCAGTTACACTCAAGTCCTCGCCGCTGCTCTCAACCTCATTGGGCCGACCCCATTGACTGGTTCGGGGCTCGCTACCGTGGTTGACCCAGCGGGAGCCGGCATGGCCCTCATAACGGCGGCGATTGCGCTTGCCGGGTCCAACGGGGCTCCCACCCTCACCGCTGCTCTTGCGGCCCTCACAGCGGCTCTACAGGGGCCGGCCCCGACTACCCCCCTCACTCCCGGCGTAGGTTGCGCCGGCTTCATCGTCAGTTAGGTGCGCCATGGGAAGCCCCCCACCCAAGTCAGAGCCACCCCCCGAGGAGCAGGATGTCGTCGATGCCGGCGTCGACTTCGACCCGGAGCCGCCGACCGCTGCGTCGTTGTGTGGGTTCAAGTTCCCACCATCGTTCACGTTCTTCTTCAGCTTCAACTTGCCGGCCTTGCCGGCTTGTTTGCTGGACCCTCTGTCGTGCATTCCGTTCCCGTGGTTGTCACTCAATTGCGACCTCTCCAACCCTGTCAGCGTAGGGTGGGGAGGTGGCAAGGAGCCAACGGTGGACGACGAGGACAATACAGAGGACAATCCCTACGATTGACGCACAACCGCAACACGTATTGCGGTGGATGAGGTAGGCAATGAGCACTGGAGATTGGGGAGTAGATAGCTGGGGAATCGGCCCGTGGGGTGGAGAGGAAGCCCCCACTCCCCATGCGACCGTGGAGGCTATCCGCGAGAACGTGGTGAGGGCTACGTTCGAGAGCAATCTCCTGCTCACTGGACTACTCGACCGCAAGGACTCCCTCAATCGGGTTCACTACTTCGTAGGGGAGCAGTCGGGGCAAGGGCTCGACGACCAACCCGCGCAGACCGTGGGGGTCATTCTGGTGGAAGCCGTCAGTGGCGATCCGCGTAGCGTCGACATCTACGTTGACCGGCCCTTCACCCACTATCCTTCACTCTACGTTCTCCGCTGCGTCAATATGTACGATGCCGGGGGTGCGTTGTTTGCCGACGTCATCAACGAGAGCTTCTATGGACTGAGGAGCACGTTCGAGAAGCCTGTTCCAGAGACGTATGCCCCCGATGGTACTCGGGACTTCGCCAACCCTTCAACCAAGGATGCCTTGTTCGACCCGTTGCCCGACATCAGTTTCACCAACCTGGGAACCTTCCCGTATGGCGATGATGGCGACTACGGGTATGACGAGGGGGTGGAGAACCTCAAGAAGCGCGTCATTCGGCGTTGCGTTGTCAGGCCGGGGGGCTTCGTGTGGTTGCAAGGCTACGGGGTGGGGATTGCCGAGGAAGGCAAGAAGCTCAACAACGCTGCGAGGCGGGAACGGCTCAAAGCCAGCATCAAGAACCAAGTGCTACAGGAGCCCGATGTCCGCTACGTGCAAGTCAACATCAAGTATCTGCCGAGTACGCCGGGGATTACTTGGTTCATCATCAAGGTGATTACGACGGTGAACAAGGCATTCAAGTTCGACGTTCCGTTCGTCGGATTCTAGGAGTCAGTCAATGCCAGACCTACCGACCAGACTGGACCTCTTCTCCATCGGGCGGAACTACATCCACCAGAGGGCAAAGAAGGTCGACCCGGCGCAAGTGGACATCGTTGGAAGCGATGCCAATCTGTTCGTTGGTTCCACCTCATACATCGCCCGTGAGGTGGTCAATCAGATCGTCTCCGAGGTTGCGTCTCTGTTGCTCGATAGTGCGGAGAAGGAGTACCTCGACCGCTACGCATGGGACCGCTATCAACTCCCGCGCAAGGGGGCGAGTGCGGGGTACGGTGAAGTCACCTTCTACCGGGACTCCACCGCTGCGGGAGCGGGGAGTGTGCCAATCGGCACCGTCGTCAAGACCAAGACCGGCATCGAATACATCACCACGAGCACGGCAACCTTCGGCCCAACCACGGGCGAGGCGAATGCGTATGTCAAGAGCGTGCAAGCCGGCAAGGCTCAGCAAGCGGGGGCGAATGCCATCCGCCTCATTGCCGACCCCAAGTCACTCTGGGATACCTCGCTCAAGGTCAACAACGCAGAGCCAACCGCTCACGCCGAGGACGCCGAGAGCGACCCCGTGTTCCGTGAGCGTATCCGAGACTTCTGGGCCGCTGCTCGCCGTGGCACCTTGGGTGCCATTGCCTACGGTGCAAGGCGGGTCGCAGGGGTGGAGAGCGCGAATGCGATTGAGGCATTGACACCCGAGCCCAACCCGGCCCGAGTGGTCAATCTCTACATCGCAGACTCAAGCGGCATTGCCTCACTCGCCATTGCAACGCAAGTGCAAGCAGAACTGATGGAGTGGAGAGCCGGGGGCATCACGGTCATCGTGTATACGTGCTCGGTTCAAACTGTCCCCGTGAAGCTGAAGCTCAAGTTCAATGCGGGAGTGGTGACGGCTCCCGTCGTCGAGCGAATCCGCGCTACCACGGTCGAGACAATCAACAAGGGTGGAGCCAATGAGACGCTCCTCCGTGGCTCTCTGTTCGCCATGCTTGAGATGTTCAAGCCTGCCGGACTGATACCCGACCAGGACACCATCGTTGAACCGGCGGGTGACGTGGTTCCGGCGCAAGGCAAGACACTGAGGACGACCATCGACGACGTGACGGTGCTCTGATGCCTGGATATTACACACGAGAAGACTTGCTCCAACTCTGGGTCGACTCGACCGACAAGAGCTACAATCGCCCGTTCATCGAGAAGGGGGACGGGGCCGGGTTGGAGGTGTTCAATCAGGCATGGGCTCAGTTCGAGCGTGTCAGTCTCGCAATCCGCAACACGTTCCAAGCGCTCTACATCTTGCCGTGGAGCGGGCAGACGGCGGAGCCGGCGAGTGGCGAGCGCTTCGCTACGGTGCAACTCAAGCTCACTCGCGACCCCACCATCGCCCCTTCCCTCTTCGTGCGGATGCCCGAGGGCGTCATTGCCCTTGAGCGGACCTTCGACCATAGCGAGCAAGGGTCGGTCGAAGTGCTCACTGGCCGGGAGTATGCAATCGAGTCCCCGATCTACTGGCTCCCCGGCAACGTGACTGAGCAGTATCGACAAGCGGTCTGCACGACATCGGGGTGGGGAGGAAACAACCCCCTTCCAGAAACCATCACTGTCTGGCGGCAGAATGGCAAGCAACTGAATGGCACGCGCGCGAACGTCGAGTGTGCCGTGCCTCGTTGCTCTGTTGTCGCGTTGCTCGGTGGCGACGGCTTCATTCCTTCACACGTCGGGCAGTATCTCCAGTTCAGTTCGGGTTACAACGCGGGAGTCATCCGGCGCATTGCGGCTCAGTACACTCCCACCCCCAACGACTCTGGGAGAGCGGAGTTGGAGAGTACGCTCTTGCTCTATGTGAGCGGCGCAGTCGGCACCTTCCAAGCCGGGGAGACAATCATCCATGGAGGCACGGGGGCCAAGGGGGTTGTCATTCACTACGATGCCCCGAGCGGCTTGCTCGTGGTGGAGCGGACTGGCGGAGTCTTCGACCTCGCCGGCCCTCCCGTGGTTACGGGGGACACGTCGGGGGCGACTGCCACCTTGGACGCGATGAACCTGGAGGGCTTGCTCGTTGCGCTTGTGGTCGGCCCCGTTCCCGTGCCGTTTGAGCTATACGAGAATGTCACTCAGGCTGTCAGTGGCGCGAGTGGCACCTTCGCCCTCTATGCCAACTCGACCATCTACATCAAGCCGGCATCGGGGCCGGCGTTCGACGCGGTGAACACCATCACCGGAGGCACCTCGGGTGCGACTGCCACCCCTACCATCGCTGGATATGACCCGATGCTCGTGCCCGAGCCAGGGCAGACGGCAGGGTGGGGAATGATGGAGTGGGATGCCGAGTTGGGGATTGAGGTGCTCAATGAGGAACAACCGGATGGGGGTCGCTCTGCCATGCTCGACGAGCTTGGGTTGGAGAAGAACATGCCCCGCATCCAAGGCGAGGGCGATGATGCGTACCGTGACCGCATCAGCAAGCCGGCAGACGTGGTGAGCCCGAACGCTATCATTCGAGCAATGATACGAGGGCTCGACCCGCTTGGAGTGACAGGGTGTTTCCGCGAGGTCGGGCAACCGCTGCTCAAGGGCTTCTTCTACGACGTAGACCCGGCCCTTGCGCACGAGTTCGCGTTCGCCTACGACATGGACCCCGTGGTGCGACCCTCCGACCGTTGGAAGGTCTATCTCGACTATGCATCATTCCGCGCCTTCTTCCTCATAGGGATTCCACCGACCTCCCACGGCGAGTTCGGCTTCGCGTATGACAACCACCCTCTGGGCGCGTATGATAGCTTCCCGACACTGACCTTCTACGATGGTTATGCCGTGCTGACTGCCAACGCTCTGAAGGCACTATGGGCCGACATCAACAACCGCAAGGCCGGAGGCGTCGGCTTTGAGTTCTACCAAGAAACCGATGGGTGCGTGTGATGGCTGACGAGATCAAGCTCCCCGAGACTGGTATGCACAAGTCGCTTCGCGATGGGCTGGAGAAGCTCCTCAATGGGGGGCAAGCCCCGAAAGCGTATCCAACCGGAGTGAAGCCCTCAGAACGGGGTGTTCGCCTCAAGGCGATGTACCCGCAGATTGAGCGGGTGATGAACCTCAGTCACGTCGACACCGAACTGACGCCCGAGCAAGCCGAGGCACTCGCCAAGGCGGAACGGTGCGTTGCCAACCCTCGCCGCAAGTAACACTGAGCGCTCCACCGCAATACGTGTTGCGGTGAGGAGGACACCATGACCGTTGGAAGCAGAGATGTCGTCATCAACAACCTGGAGCGCGCGGTAAGCACCGACATCAACCGGCTCCAGACCTTCAAGGACGCGGCCCTCAGTCAGCTTGCGAATTGGTTGTTCGGAGTCCAGCAACTCAACACTGAGTTGTTCCCCGGCTTCATCACTCAATTCCCTCCGGGGGCGCTCGACCCGTACCAGAACAGCGTCATCGTCAATGGACTGATGCCCTATCCCCTCAACGGCTCCGTTGATATGTTCGTGTCGCCGGGGCTCGCGTTCATGGAGGATGGAGGCTACACGGCAGACCAGAGCCCGTTCCGCTACGTGGACGACCCCGGCATAAGTGCCATTGGGACGCTTCAGTTGACGCCGGCCCCCGGCGCAACCCGCATCGACGTCATCGAGTGTGCGCTCATCGAGAACGTACTCGAACAGAGCAACCGAGACATCTACAACCCCGCAACCGGGTTGTTCACTCCGGTGCTCGTCGACAAGGTGAAGGCGGGAAGGCTTCAATACCGCATCCGCGAAGGTGCGCCGGGAGGTGGCTTCCCCGGAGTCGTCTCTGGGTGGTTGCCGCTCGCGGTTGTCAGTGTGCCCTCTGCCGCTGCGACGTGGGATGATTGCACCCTATGGGACGTTCGCCCGCTACTCAGTGCAGCCCACAAGCCCCCCTTCGTCAATTGGCTCCAAGACACCTCGTCGCAGACACAC